GCGCTTCTTTACGGTTTTGGTCTCATAGCGACCGCCGCCCCCTCCATATTTTCCCCGGAGGGATATTTGGAAAGCCAATTGGGGATTAGGTTCTAGGGCCCACGGGAAGTTTCTCGTGTGCTCCTTTCTTCCCGCTGGTCTCGCTCACAACGGGCCCTAGAATCTAACCCCTAATTGGCCCCAAACGCCCTCTATCTAAGGAGCAACTATGGGTAAAAGGGCCGCAACCCCATCTAAACCAGCTCGAACTGTGGAGCAACGCGAAGCGCAAATGATCAACCTGGCGCTTGAGCTTGCCGAGAAGCAGCTTCGAGAGGGTACAGCACCGGCAACCACGGTGAATCACTACCTCAAGCTCGCCTCCACAAGAGAACAGCTCGAGGTGGAGAAGCTGAGGAACGAAACAGCACTCCTCGAGGCAAAGAAGACGGCGCTTGTCAGCGCTGAGCAAGCCGAGAAGATTGCCAAAGAAGCCATCGAAGCCTTCCGTACATACTCTGGAGCGGGAGATGTTACGAACGTATACTGAACTGGCGCGCCTCGAGACCTTTGAGGGGCGGTTTGACTACCTGGCTCTCACCGGGCAAGTCGGTACAGCCACGTTTGGCTTCGATCGTTACCTGAACCAACGATTCTACACCTCGACGGAGTGGAAGAAGGTCAGGAACTTTGTTCTGGCTCGAGATGAAGCCTGTGACCTCGGGATCGAGGGACTTGACATCAGATACATGCCGCTAATTCACCACATGAATCCGATTCAGCCCAAAGATCTCGAGGAATTCAATCCAGACATCCTCGAGCCAGAGTTTCTCATCACAACGACCAAGAATACCCACAACGCGATACACTTCGGAGACCGATCGAGGTTGACACCACGAGTTGTTGAGCGTCGACCGAATGATCAAGCTCCCTGGAGGATCTAATGGGAACCATTCTTGAAGATACTAAGAAGGCAATCGGCATTATGCCGGGTTATGATGTCTTCGACGACCAGATCCTGATGCACATCAACACGGCACGTATGGATCTCGCACAATTGGGGCCAAAATGCGATACCCCGATTGAGAAAGATACCGCTTGGACCGTCTTCGATTCGATTGACGATGAAGCGGCAATCAAGTCTTACATCGCCATGAAGGTTAAGCTGTTCTTCGACCCACCGGGGAACTCCTTCTTGGTATCGGCCTATCAGAAGCTGATCGAGGAGGCAGCATGGCGACTGATTTACCAGACCGAGGGGAAGCAGAGGTAGAAGACCTCATTCACCACGGCGTAAAAGGCCAGAAATGGGGCGTCATCCGCAAGAAGGCTAGTGCTGGTCGGAAGGCCACCATTAAGGCCATCCAGAAGAGCGGACGATTCACCGCCAACGCGACCAAGACCACTATCAAGACCGCCAGAACTGGAGCAGCTAAGGTACAGAAGGCTAAGCTGGCCCATGACCAGCGAGTCGCCGGAAAGATCCAGGCCAAGAAAGAAGCCAAGGCTCGAAAGAAGTTCGCAAACCGCGGATACAAGAAGATCAGCGACACCGAGCTCCAATCTCGAATTAAGCGGCTGGAGCAAGAGAAACGCTATCGGGAGCTCAAGGCCGATCGCCACCTGGTTCGAGGTCGTGAAGTCACTCGATCGATTCTCGAGAACTCTCTGACTAAGGCTGGGACGTACGCAGCAACCAAGGCCATGAAGACTGCCTTCGATAAGTCTTTCGATCCCGGTAAGACCGGTAAGTCCGCTGGCGAAACCCTTAAGAAGGCGGCCGAGAAGGCCAAGGAAGCCGCTGAGGCTGCCTCCGTTGTCGCGGAAGAGGCCAAGGCTGAGTATCGGTCGACTGGCGGACCTACTAAGGTAAAGGGTCCGGCGCTTCCAAAGAGTAAGACTCCAAAGCAGATTGAGAAGCCTAAGTCGTACAAGCAGACTAAGCCCTCTCCCAAGAAGAAGCGGTATCCCCGCAACCCTGGGAGCACAGCTAAGTAATGCTATCGAACACCGCAGTACCAAAATACTACGGGCAGTTTCGTGACGCAGTCATTCGAGGAGAGATTCCGGTATGCGAAGAGATCTCATGCGAGATGAATCGCATTGATGCACTAATTGCTAACCCGGAATACTACTACGACGACAAAGCTGTAGAGGGCTTCATCGCATACTGCGAGAATGAGCTCACGCTGTCCGACGGAGCCGACCTCCATTTGCTCGACAGCTTCAAGCTCTGGGCCGAACAGCTCCTTGGCTGGTACTACTTCGAGGATCGTCAGGTCTTCGTCCCATACGAGGACGGAGTCGGCGGTCGCTATGAGACCAAAACCGTAAAGAAGCGCCTTACAATCAAGCAGTATCTGATCGTTGCTCGTGGAGCAGCGAAGTCTATGTATATGTCACTCATCCAGAATTACTTCATGGTGATTGACACTACAACGACGCATCAGATTGCTACGGCTCCGACCATGAAGCAGGCCGAAGAGGTGATGGGTCCATTTCGGACCGCCATCACCCGAGCAAGAGGTCCGCTATACAAGTTCCTTACTGAGGGATCGATTCAAAATACAACCGGCGCGAGGGCTAACCGCCAGAAGCTGGTTGCAACCAAGAAGGGCGTCGAGAACTTCCTGACCGGATCTCTACTCGAGGTCCGACCCATGTCCATCGACAAGCTTCAGGGTCTTCGACCCAAGGTTTGTACGGTGGATGAGTGGCTTTCGGGCGACATTCGAGAGGATGTCGTCGGTGCTCTTGAACAGGGTGCCTCGAAGATCGACGATCCGGTCATCCTGGCTGTCTCATCAGAAGGAACCATCCGCAATGCGGTGGGCGACACCATGAAGATGGAGTTGCTCAAAATCCTGAAGGGCGAATACATCGCCCCTCACATCTCAATTTTCTACTACCGCCTTGACGACATCAAGGAAGTAGCGGATCCTGCTATGTGGGTGAAAGCCCAGCCGAACATTGGCATCACCGTCTCTTATGATCGGTATCAGCAGGACGTCGAGCGAATGGAGCAAGCTCCTGCCGCTCGAAACGACATCCTCGCCAAGAGGTTCGGAATCCCCATGGAGGGATACACGTACTTCTTCACCTACGAGGAGACGATCCCGCACAGAAAGAATACGTTCTGGAACATGCAGTGCGCTATGGGCGCCGACTTGTCCCAGGGTGATGACTTCTGTGCATTCACCTTCCTATTCCCACTGAGGAATCAGGCTTTTGGTGTAAAGACACTGGCCTACATATCTGAGCTGACGCTCATGAAGTTGCCGGGTGCTTTGCGCCAAAAGTATGACGAGTTCATCCAAGAGGGAAGCCTCCGAGTTATGGAGGGTACCGTTCTGGATATGATGGAGGTCTATGAAGATCTGGACCTCTACATCGACGAACAGAAATACGACGTCTCGGCGTTTGGGTTCGACCCGTACAATGCCAAGGAGTTCGTAACCCGATGGGAACAGGAGAACGGTCCGTACGGTATTGAGAAGGTCATTCAGGGAGCCAGGACAGAATCGGTCCCCCTCGGGGAACTGAAGAAGCTGGCCTCCGAGCGACTTCTCATCTTCGACCAGGAACTCATGTCTTTTACCATGGGTAACTGCGTTACTCTTGAGGATACCAACGGAAACCGGAAGCTGCTGAAGAAACGCTCGGAAGAGAAGATTGACTCAGTAGCCGCTCTGATGGATGCCTTCGTGGCATACAAGATCAACAAGGAGGCATTCGAATGAGCAAGGAGGTGAAATGGGTCTTAGTGATCGATTGAGCCACGCTTGGAATGCGTTTACCCGATCGCCGGATAAGAAGAACTTCACTCCCGAATACGGAGCGTCATTCTTTGGTAATCCGAGCGTGAACTACCGCCCCGTCGTCGGGGATCAGACGATCGTCACCAGCATCTACAACCAGATTGCTATCGACGTTGCGAATGTGCCAATCCGACATGTTCGGACAGATGACAACGGTAACCTCAAGAGCTACATCAATAGTGATCTTGATGACTGCATGTCGCTTAGCGCCAACATCGACCAGACAGGACGAGGGTTCTTCCAGGATCTCGTTCTGACTCTGTTCGAAGAGGGCGCAGTAGCGATTGTTCCTGTGGATACGAACGTCAACCCGGACATGACTCAGGGATACGACGTCCGTTCTATGCGAGTCGGTAGTATCATCCATTGGTACCCCCGACATGTCCGAGTCGAAGTCTACAACGACCATACTGGACAGCGGGAACAGCTGACTCTTGAGAAAGAGTTCGTAGCAATCGTCAACAATCCGCTTTACAGCGTAATGAATGCTCCGAGCTCTACGCTGCAGCGACTCACTCAGAAGCTACATCTGCTCGATGCGATTGATAGGCAGTCTGGATCCGGTAAGCTGGACATTATCATTCAGCTTCCCTACGTGGTTAAGACTGAGCTCAAGAAGCAGCAGGCGGAAGCCAGGCGAAAGGCGATTGAGGAACAACTCGCAGGATCTCAGTACGGTATCGCTTACACTGATGGTGCGGAGCGAATCACACAGCTGAACCGACCGTCCGAGAACAACCTCATGAGCCAGATCCAGTGGCTCACTACGCAGCTGTATAACCAGCTCGGAATGACTGAGGATGTCTTCACCGGTAAGGCCGATGCTCGACAGATGCTGAACTACCAGAACCGAACGGTTCGTCCAGTTCTTAAGGCGATCACGGATGCCATCACCAGGACGTTCCTCACTAAGACTGCCCGAACGCAGAAGCAGCGGGTAATGGCGATCGAGGATCCATTCCTCAACGTCCCGCTCGAGGAGATGTCCAAGCTGGTCGACTCCGTCAAGCGTAATGAGATCGGTACCGCCAATGAGCTTCGACCGAAGTTCGGCTGGGCCCAGTCTGATGACGAGACGGCAGACCAGTTGGTGAACTCCAACATCAATCCGATGGGTGAGGAGATGCCACCCGGCGAAGAGCCGGTTGACGAAACCCCAGCCGCGGATGTACCAATTTCCGAACTGATGGAGAGTAGTCAAAATGGCAGTTAAGTGCGATTTCTCTGGCTACGCCACGAAGAACGATGTTCGGTGCTCGGATAACAAGGTAATCCGGCACGGGGCTTTCGCGGCGTACGACGGGAAGACTGTTCCTCTCGTTTGGCAGCACAAGCACGGAGACGTCGAGAACGTCCTAGGGCATGCCGATCTTGAGGTTCGCGACGATGGGGTTTACGCCTACGCCCATCTTAATAACACTGATCGTGGCCGGACCGCTAGAGAGATGGTCAAGAACGGCGACATCAAGGCGATGAGCATCTACGCTACCCACGTTCGCGCTAAGGGCAATGACGTTGTCCACGGCGAGCTCGTAGAGGTGAGTCTGGTGCTCCGTGGCGCCAACCCTGGTGCTCTCATTGACCAGGTCTCCATCGAGCATGGCGACAGCGGTGATGAGATCGAGGCTGTCATCTACACGGATGAGCAGCTGGACTTCGTTTCTCACGGCGATGAGGACGAGGATGAGGACTTCGAGGTGGAGGAGACGGATGACGTCGAGCACGCCGAGGAGGAGCCGGAGGCTGATGAGGCTGAGGGCGACGAGGAGGACCCCACTCTCGGGGAAATCTTCGAAGGGATGACAGAGGAGCAGAAGACGGCGGTTTATGCCATCGTTGGACAGCTCGTCGATTCCGTAGATGAAGAGGCGGAGGAGTCGGAGACCGAAGAGGTTGAGGACACCGCCCATTCCGACACAACTGAGGATACTATGGCTCACAAGAACGTGTTTGAGGGCTCCGCTAC